AAAAAAAAATAAAAATGGCAACACCATCAAGTAACGAACAATTTGTCGGAATTGCTCCGAAAGTAGACCTAACTGAGAGAGGGTCAAATTTAACAAACGACAAGAGACAGATATATACATACGCTGAACTGTTAGCAGGAGCAAGAGGGGCAACCAACTTGGAAGAATCTACTACAACACCGGGCTTGTTTGCAGGCGTTTCAAAGATGACTCCTATGACCGTAGGGGCTTTTGAATATGACGTATACAACCTAAAGGCTATCGCACAATTAAGACCTCAAGCTAGTTCCTTTGTTTTGCAGATTGGGGATATAGAGGTGTCACTTGGACAAAACATATTTTTCATCGCAAACAGAACAAACATAGAGGCTGTAGATTTTGCAGGAACAGGAGGATATGCCAATAACCCAATAAATTTTGGTGCAATGGTAGATGATAATACTGACGTAGCACGACCTATAGACACTTTATGCTATGTAAATCAAGACAACAACTATGGTTTGCCACCCGAAAATAACGGAATGTTTATTGTTGCAGAGGATAGTAATCCATTCGAGTGCGACGTGTACGTGGACATGGACTTTATTATTCCTGTAGGAAGTTCCGTAGAATTTACAATATCTTAAAAAATAAAAAATGCCAACAACAAACGAACAAGTATTAATATCAGTAAAAGACGAGCAAGGAACACTTCTTAGACCTGTTGAAGCAACATTTGCTGTAGAGTATAAATACAAAGATGAAGCAACTGCTGAGGTAGTTATGGAAGGAGACGTAAGAAGAGGAACGGTTTTAAGAACCACTGATTTTCCGTCTGCATCTGCTGAAAAAGAGTTAGAATTTTCTGAAATAAAGGTAACACCTAAAGCAGCTCCTTTTGAATTTTACAGTGCTAAAATCCGTAGGTTTGACTTTCAAATCCCTGTTAAAGATTCTGAAAAGGCAGGAGTGGATATGAAACTTGATTTTACAGGAATTAACAAGCCTAATAAAGAACAGATTCGTGCAACACTCGCTGATGCTGCACAAACTAAATTAAACGCAATACAAGCTAAAGCAAAAGGAAAAACCGCATAAATAAAAAACATGGCGTACCAAAAATTACAACCAAGCAGAGCATTAGCTGTCATTAAGAGCGATGATGTAGATATTCCAAATCCCGCAATGTTAATTGTGAGTAGCACCACAACAGGTGCGTCTGCAGGAAAGCTTATAGATTCCGCAGGAGATTTTGTTAATAAAGGGGTAAAGGTTGGTGATATTGTTTATGGAGGGACAACTGTTGCAGCAACAGTTACAGGTGTAGATAGTGATACTCAGCTAAGCGTTAGCACAGCGGTAGGCACTACAACAGCATATAAGATATTTAGCAATGAGACTCCTAACAATGGATGCGTATTATATGTAGGAACAGGAGGGGATTTAGAAATAACCACAGCCGCAGGAGATACGGTTGAGTTTGCCAATATGGCGAATGGTACATTTTTACCTGTTCAAGTATTAAGGGTTTTAGCCTCCGGAGCCACTGCTGATATTGTTGCACTTTGGTAAACTTCTATTCTACCGTATCGGTAGATGTAAAAATAAATTATGAAATAATTAGCGATGGAAACGATTAGTGAAGACACAAAAATAAACCTTTCACCAAGGAACTTTATTTTTATGGCAGGGTTAATAGGAACCTTTGTAAGTATGTACTTCACTCTCCAAGCTCAGATTGAGGAAGCTAAGACATTACCTGCCCAAGACCAAGAGGTAAAAGAGGCAGTAATAAAAACCTCCAATGAACTTACATTCATTAAGGAGGAAATCACAGAGATTAAGGGACAACTTCAGATTATGGAAGAGCGTCTCTACGAACTTCAGAAATAAATTATGGCAAAGGTATGTAGATGCTGTGGTCAAGAAATCAAGAGCAATTCAAAATACCTATGGATTCTTGACAATGGTCACGGTGGAATAATCGACGGAATTTATCAGACAGCAGGAAAACGTAGTCCTATTTGGGCAGATGGAACTCAGCTATTCGAAGGTGAGTTTAATCGTTCTATAGTAAAACGTATTGCCAAGTATTGTGATGATAATAATATTGATTACATAAACTTGGTTAATACCAATGAAGATGTTCCATTATCCACAAGAGTCAAGATGGCAAACGAGGTGTATCGTGAGTCAGACAAGCCTTGTATATATGTTAGCATACACGCAAATGGATTTAGTGATGAGTCTGCAAACGGTTGGGAAGTGTTTACGTCTCCGGGAGAAACCAAATCAGACCATATAGCAACAGTTCTGTACGAAGAGGTAGAGAAAGAGTTTCCGGATTCTTATAACGAAAGCATTAAGTTGCGAAAAGACACAAGCGATGGTGATGTAGACAAGGAGTCGAACTTCTATGTGCTTATACACACTGCTATGCCTGCTATATTATCAGAGAACTTTTTTATGACAAATGAAAAAGAATGTAAGACATATCTCTTGAGCGAGGAAGGTAGAGACCGTATTGCAAAGGCCCACATTGAAATGATAAATAAAATCGAGAACGAATGAAAGAAATATTGACTAGACTATTTGGAAAGGGTTCGGGGGTTGTTGAGCAGGTCGGAGGGGTTGTAGACAAATTCATTAGAACCAAAGATGAGAAGGCTCAGTTCGAGAAGGAGATGGCAGAGATACTTATCAATGCTGAGGCTGATATGCAAAAGAACGTCACCGAGAGGTGGAGGGCAGATATGACCTCAGACTCTTGGCTGTCAAAGAACGTACGGCCATTGGTTTTGATGTTCTTGGTTTTGTGCACGATGCTATTGATATTTATTGATGCAGGTCGGCTTGATTTTAAGGTTGAAGCAAATTGGGTAGACCTACTACAGATTCTTTTACTCACTGTTATAGCAGCATATTTTGGTGGAAGAACGGTTGAGAAGACAAGAAAGAAATAATTCCTATCTTTGTGAGTAATAAAATTTAATACAATGAAACTTGATAAAAAAGAACTAGAGACTATCCGAGAAATGCAAGGAGAGTTTCAAAAAGCAAAAATTGCTTTAGCAGATTTAGAGCTAAACAAGTACAAACTTCTAAAGACTATTGATGTCTTGAAGGTAGACTTTGGCAAGCATGAACAAAAGCTTATAGACAAATATGGAGCCGACTCCGTTATAAATGTTCAAACGGGAAAGGTAACTAAAGAAAAAAAATAAAAATGGGAAAGATAAGTACGTATGGTAATGTAAATCCGGTTAATTTAACGGATAAAGTTATAGGAACAAATGTTACGGGAACACCTAACAACGTCACTAAGAATTTTTTAATTAGCGACTTGTTGGCATTGTTTCAAGAAAACATAACTCTTCAAAACGTACTTGATGCAGGAAACACAGCCACAGAAGACATTAACCTTACAGGTAATATTTCTCTTGATGGAGGAAACTTTACTTTAGACCCTACCGCTTCTTTATATGTGGGTGGTCTTTTGATAGACTCTACAGGGGCAGTAGGAGCCTTGGGGCAAACTCTTACTTCTGACGCGAGTGGTAATCCTGTTTGGGGGTCCGGTGGAGGTGGAAGTCAAAACTTAGAACAGCTTCTTGCTGTTGGTAATACAGCAACAAACGACATTAATCTTACAGGTGATTTAAACCTTACAGGTAATATTGTAGAAACAGGAAATTTAGAACTTACGGGTAATATTACGCAAGTAGGAGATTATGACCTTACGGGTAATATGACTCATCTAGGAGATTACGAACTTACGGGTAATATAACTATGATAGGTGACCCCGATATAACAGGCGATGTAACACATTCGGGAAATTACTTGTTTGAGGTTGGTCAGTTTTCATTTGAAGGAACTTCTACACTTCTTTTAGAGGGTGCAGTTAAAGACTCAACGGGTACTTTAGGTTCAGATGGTGAGGTTCTTGTTTCTGATGCAAGCGGTAAATTTAATTGGCAATCTTTATCTCAGTCACCAACTACCACTACAGTTAATGCTTTTGATGACCCTGTAGCAAATGCAGATATAATATTTTATAGTGCAAGTGGAGCAGGTGGTACGATTAATTTAAACGCTGCATTAGTTGAAGCAGGCAAAAAGGTTGTTCTAGTTAGAACATCTACCACTGCTGCTGCAAATATAAGCTCTAATGGCGGAGCATTAATTAATGGAGCTGCTGCAAAAGCATTACCAACGACACTTTATTCCGGAGTCACCTGTATATGTGATGGTACTGATTGGTACTGCAGTGCCGGACAGCCTTTATAAATTTAATTTAATGGACGTTAGAAAAATATCAATAGGGACAGATTTTAAATCTTCAATGAACTACATAGTAGGTCAAGAGGTTTTAAATGGAAACTATGTGATACACCTAATAAAGTTCAATTCAAAAAATTCTTCATACAAGCTTTATATAGAAGAAGTAAATGGAGACGTAGTTGTTCTTTGGAAGGAGTTTAACTCTAACCTTCCTATAACAATAGAATACAATATAAACTTTTGAAATCACCAACTCAATTTATAGTTACACCATTTAAGGGGAAACGCTACGAAAATACCAAAGACATAGGAGGTCTTGATTTAATAATAAGCACATCAGAAGAAGACCATAGGTTCTCAAATAGGTATGCTGAGGTATTGTCAACGCCACTTTACTACAATGGAGAAATAAAAAAAGGAGATACTCTTTTAGTTCATCACAATGTATTTAAGTTCTACAACGACATGAAGGGTAGAAGGCAAAGCGGAAAGAGTTTTTTAAAGGATGACATGTTTCTTGTAGACCCGGACCAATTTTATATGTACAAAAATGAAAATGGTTGGAACTCATACGATAGATATTGTTTTGTAAAGCCTGTTCCTACAAAAGAATCTTACATATTTAAACCTTTTACTGAAGAGCCATTGGTGGGGGAAATGAAATATCCAAATGATTACCTTTTAAGTAAAGGAGTAAAGGCAGGTGATAGGATTAGTTTTAAGCCGGAAAGCGAGTATGAGTTTACTGTAGATGGAGAAAAACTTTATAGGATGTATGACCATCAAATAACAATGCTAGTATGACACCTACTGAACTAAAAGAAGATATTATAAAGGCAGGACGTATAGCTGTTCAACAGCTCATCAAGGTAGCCAAGGAAGAAATCATCAGACACGACCCCGAAGACGAACTTGCAGCGGATAGGTTAAAAAATGCTGCAGCCACAAAGAAGCTTGCTATCTTTGATGCTTTTGAAATCCTAAATAGAATAGAGACGGAGAAAGAAGCGTTAGAGCTTAGTAAGAGTGGTAAGAATAATACGGATTCAAAACAAGGGTTTGCAGAAAGACACGCAGAATAATCTATACAGGGTCTTAGAAGATTATATCCCAAAGACTGTAATCACCAACAAAAACAATAGTGGAAGTTGGAAGTATGGTTATGACTCAAAATACGATGTGGTCGTAATATCAAAGACCGGTCAGATAGGAGAGGTGGTAAGCATACAGGGTCTACCTATTGCTTTACCTAAAGCACCTAAAGAGTGTCGTCAGCGACACTCAAAAAAATCAGAACAATATTGGGAGCGAATTAATACACCTAAAGAACTAAATAAGATTCAATCTATATTTCAGTGGAATGAGCAACACGCTACCTTTAAGAACAGATGGGTTGACTACATAGAAGAGGAGTTCAACAGAAGGGAAGAAGGGCATTGGTTTATGAACAATGGCAAGAAGACATATATAACAGGAGGGCACTATATGTATCTTCAATGGACCAAGATTGATGTTGGATATCCGGACTACAGAGAAGCGAATAGAATACTATATATATTTTGGGAAGCATGTAAAGCAGATAGCCGAAGCTTTGGAATGGACTACCTTAAGATACGTCGTTCCGGTTTTTCTTATATGGGCTCAGAGGAATGTGCAAACATAGGAACAATATCCAAAGATTCAAGGATAGGTATACTTTCTAAAACAGGAGCAGATGCTAAAAAAATGTTTACGGATAAGGTTGTTCCTGTCGTAAACAACTACCCATTTTTCTTTAAGCCCATTCAAGATGGTATGGATAAACCTAAAACAGAATTAGCGTTTAGGATTCCTGCCTCTAAGATTACAAAAAAGAATATGTATGATGTCTCTGATGATGAGATGCAGGGTCTTGATACCACAATAGATTGGAAGAATACAGATGACAACAGTTATGATGGTGAGAAGTTGTTGTTGTTGATACACGATGAAAGCGGTAAATGGATTAAACCAAACAACATACTTAATAATTGGCGTGTAACAAAAACTTGTTTGCGTTTGGGTAGTAAGATTATAGGCAAGTGTATGATGGGCTCCACTTCAAATGCTTTAGCGAAAGGTGGTGGTAACTTTAAAAAGCTTTACGAAGACTCAATGCTTACGACACGAAACGCCAATGGTCAGACAAAGAGTGGAATGTATTCTTTGTTTATTCCTATGGAATGGAATATGGAAGGGTTTATTGACAGATACGGTATGCCGGTATTTAGGAAGCCTCCTGTTTCTGTGTTAGGGGTAGACGGAGAGATGATTTCAAACGGGGCTATTGATTATTGGGAAGCTGAGGTTGAGTCATTAAAAAATGATGCAGATGCTCTTAACGAGTTTTATCGTCAGTTTCCACGCACAGAGTCACACGCATTTAGAGACGAGAGTAAAGAGTCTTTGTTTAACTTAACAAAAATATATCAACAAATAGACTATAATGACTCCATGATAAAAGAGCATCATATAACAAGGGGTTCTTTTCATTGGAGAGACGGCATAAAAGATAGCGATGTAATATTTAGCCCGGATTCGAGAGGAAGATTTAAGGTTTCTTGGACACCGCGTAAAGGACTTAATAATCGAGTTGAGGTTAAGAATGGAGTTAAGTATCCGGGGAATGAACATATTGGCGCATTCGGATGTGACTCCTATGACATATCCGGAGTAGTAGGCGGAGGAGGTTCTAATGGTGCTCTTCACGGCCTAACTAAGTTTAGTATGGAAGACGCTCCTTCTAATGAGTTTTTTCTTGAATACGTAGCACGACCACAGACTGCAGAAATATTTTATGAAGAAGTTCTAATGGCATGTGTATTTTACGGTATGCCTATACTTATAGAAAATAACAAGCCTAGACTTTTATATCATTTTAAAAACAGAGGGTATAGAGGCTTTTGCATGAACAGGCCCGACAAAACGTATAACAAGCTGTCTAAGACAGAAAGAGAGCTAGGGGGTATACCTAACACAAGTGAAGATGTAAAACAAGCACACGCGGCTGCTATTGAGTCTTACATAGAAAAATATGTCGGTATGGATATGGATGGAACTTTCAGAGAAAATGACGTAATGGGTACTATGCCGTTTGTTAGAACCCTTGAAGATTGGGCTAAATTTGATATAAACAATAGAACTAAGTATGATGCCTCTATTAGTTCGGGGCTTGCAATAATGGCGTGTCAGAAACATCTATACACTCCACAGAAAAAAGAGTCAAAAATAAAGATTAACTTTGCAAGGTATAGTAACACAGGAACATTAAGTGAGATAATCAGATGAGAGACGTAAAAATAAACATTTCATCTGCAGGTTTCCCAAGTCAGTTTGTATCGGATGCCGAAAAGGCTACGGACGAATTTGGATTACAGATTGGACAGGCCATTCAATATGAATGGTTTAAGAAAGACGGGCAACAATGCAGATTCTACAGTCAATGGAGAGACTTCAATAAATTAAGACTATACGCAAGAGGCGAGCAGTCTGTTGCAAAATACAAAAATGAACTTGCTATAGATGGTGACCTATCTTATCTTAATTTAGATTGGACACCTGTACCTGTTATACCAAAATTTGTTGACATTGTTGTTAATGGAATGTCAGACAGATTATTCAAGGTAAAGGCTTACGCTCAAGATGCGCTTTCTCAAGCAAAGCGTAGCAAATATCAAGACATGGTTGAGGGGCAAATGGTGGCTAAAGATACACTTAACATTATAAAGGATAAGACAGGAGCTAATCCTTTTATAATAGACCCCGAGGAGCTTCCAAACACAGATGAAGAGCTTTCGTTGTACATGCAACTTAACTACAAGCCGGCGATTGAAATAGCTGAAGAAGAAGCCATAAACACTTTGCTCGAAGAAAATCATTATGAAGACATAAGAAAAAGATGTGATTATGACTTGGCCACTTTGGGTGTAAGCATGGCAAAACACAACTTTCTGAAAGGAGCAGGAGTAGAAGTGGAGTATGTAGACCCTGCTAATGTCGTTTATAGTTATACAGAAGACCCATATTTTAAAGATTGCTTTTATTGGGGAGAAATTAAAGTATTGCCTATTGTTGAGCTTTTAAAGATAGACCCTTCATTAACAAGAGAGGATTTAGAGGAGATAGGTAAATACAGTCAAAGTTGGTACAACTATTACAATGTTGCTCAGTATTATGAGAACGATATTTTTTATAGAGACACAGTTACTGTTATGTACTTCAACTACAAGACCACAAAGAAAATGGTCTACAAGAAGAAAATTCTTGAGACAGGTGGTTCTAAAGTTTTAGAAAAGGATGATACTTTCAATCCTCCACAAGAGATGATGGATGAAGGTAGGTTTGAAAGATTTGAAAAAACTATTGATGTTTGGTACGATGGAGTTATGGTTATGGGAACTAACATTTTGCTAAAATGGGAGTTGGCTCATAACATGGTTCGTCCAAAATCATCAAGTCAACACGCGTTGCCAAACTATGTAGCAGTTGCTCCAAGAATGTACAAAGGTGTTATTGAATCATTGGTTAGAAGAATGATTCCTTTTGCTGATTTGATTCAAATAACTCACTTAAAACTTCAGCAAGTAATATCTAAAGTTGTCCCCGATGGTGTGTATATAGATGCTGATGGATTAAACGAAGTGGATTTAGGAACAGGACAAGCATATAACCCCGAAGACGCTTTACGTATGTACTTTCAAACGGGTAGTGTTATTGGAAGGAGTTACACTCAAGACGGTGACTTTAATCAAGGGAAGGTTCCTATTAAAGAGCTTCAGTCTTCGTCCGGAGCAAGTAAAACTCAGATGCTTTTAACAAACTACAATCATTATCTAAATATGATTAGAACTGTTACAGGTCTTAATGAAGCTCGTGACGCATCTACACCGGACCCTAATTCATTAGTTGGTCTTCAAAAACTTGCAGCATTAAATTCAAACACTGCAACTCGACATATACTTGACGGCAGTCTTTATATATTCAGAAGCCTGTCTGAAGCATTAACATACCGAGTAGCGGATATATTAGAATATTCAGACTTCAAGGATGACTTTGTAAATAAAATAGGTAAGTACAATGTGAGTATACTTGGTGATATATCTGACCTGTATATATATGATTTCGGAATATTTATTGAAGTTAGTCCGGATGAAGAAGAGCAAGCACAGCTTGAACAAAATATTCAGATGGCTTTACAGAAGCAAGACATAAATCTTGAAGATGCTATTGATATTAGAGAGCTTAAAAATATAAAGCTTGCAAATCAATTACTCAAAGTAAAGCGAGTTCAAAAGGAAGAAAAAGAAATAAAAAAGCAAAAAGAGTTACAACAAAACCAAGCGCAACTCAATATGCAGTCACAGCAAATGGCGGCTCAAACTGCTATGGAAAAACAGCAAGTAGAGATTCAAGGCAAAATGCAGCTTAAACAAGCTGAAGTGGCATTTGAGATTGAGAAGCTTAAGAACGAAGCACAGCTCAAAAGAGAGCTTATGCAGACTGAGTTTGATTTTAACATGCAGCTTAGAGATATAAGTGAAAATGCTTTGCAGAGCAGAGAGACACAAAGAGAAGATGCTAAATCACAACGTATAAGTCAACAAAATACTCAGCAGTCTAAACTGATAGACCAAAGGAAAAATAATTTACCTCCAATGAAGTTTGAATCTAACGAGGACAGTCTTGACGGATTTGATATGGCAGAATTTGAGCCTAGATAGTTAAATAAATTACAAAAAAAATTATTACTAAATTTGTAAAAATTAAATTAAATGGAAATTAAAGTAAGAGAAGTTGGTGGTTCTGAAGAGAAATCACGAGCTGAAGTTGAGCAAGAATTATTAGACAAGGCTGAAAAAGATAATTTTGGAGAAGACAACGCTAACACTGATGGAGTGGAAACAAGCACTGAGAGTGCCACCACCACGGAAGAGCAAGAAGACTTACAGCCGAAAGAAGAAACACAAACTCAATCCTCAGAGTTAAATGAGGAGGACGTTCTTTTATATATTAAAAATAGGTACGATAAGCAGATAGACTCTGTGGGGCAGTTGTTTGATGAGAAAGAATCAAACCAAGAACTCCCCGAAGATGTTGCTGCTTATTTTGAGTACAAGAAAAAAACAGGACGTGGAATTGAAGACTATGTTAAATTGAACCAAGACTTCGATTCTATGGACGAAAACACTTTGCTAAAGAACTACCTTCTATCTACGGAGGAAGGTTTAGATTCTGATGATGTTGATGTTTTGTTGGATGACTACACGTATGACGAAGAAGTTGATGACGAAACGGATATTAAGAAAATAAAGTTAGCAAAGAAAAAAGCGATTGGAAGAGCCAAGAAATATTTCAATGAGCAAAAAGAGATGTATAAACAACCCCTTGAGTCAAGCACGGTTGATGTCTCTGAAAGTGAAAAGGAAGAACGCGAGGCATATAACCAATATTTAGAACAGGCAAAGAGCTTTGAAGAGGAACAAAAACGGAGACGTGATTGGTTCGTGGAAAAGACAAACGAGGTATTCTCAGATTTCAAAGGTTTTGATTTCAAAGTAGGAGAAGACCAAGTGTTGACTTACATTCCCACAAACGCAGAAGAGCTGAAAAAACGAAACTTAGACACGAACAATTTTATGAAAAGGTTCGTTGACGAGAATGGTTTGATTAGTGATGCTGCAGGATTTCACAGAGCTTTAGCTATAGCATCAAATCCCGAAAGATATGCCAAGTTCTTTTATGAACAAGGTTTATCAGCAGGCACTGAGGATGTTACGAGAAAGATGAAAAACATAAATATGTCTGAACGTAAAGCACCCGAAGTGAGCACAAAAGGAGGCGTGCAAGTAAGGTCTTTGAACCCCGACAATGGTCGAGGCTTGAAGATAAAAAAAATAAAAAGAGTATAAACAATTTTAAAAATTAGAAATTATGGCAGTAGATGCTACTCCCGGTTTTGATTTGCAGCCGTCGGCACAACAAGTACCAACGTCAACAAATTATATAACGAATTTTGATTTCTTGAATCAGTATCTTCCGGATACTTACGAGAAAGAATTTGAGCGATATGGGAATCGCACAATTAGTTCATTCCTAAGATTAGTTGGAGCAGAGATGCCTTCTAACTCTGACTTAGTAAAATGGGCAGAACAAGGAAGACTTCATACTAAGTATGTAGATTGTAATTCCGGTGGTGGAGCAACAGACTCTACTGCAACTATAACTGTTAACGATACAGGTGTACCCGGATTTACGGCTACTAACGGTATCGCAGTTCGTGTAGGACAAACAGTTATGATTACGGACAATGCAGGTGGTGGATTCAATAAAGCCATCATTACAGATGTTGACCTTGGAGCTAACGAGTTTGATGTTGCTTACTATGAGAGTGCAGGTCAAGCGTTTGCAGGTGGTCCCGGAACCTCTTGTACTGTGTTTATCTATGGTTCTGAGTTCAAGAAAGGAACAGAGGGAATGGTTGGTTCTTTAGAGGCTGACGATATCTTTTTTGAGAACTCTCCAATTATCTTGAAAGACAAGTATGCAGTATCGGGTTCTGATATGGCACAGATTGGATGGGTTGAAGTAACAACTGAGAATGGTGCAACAGGATACCTATGGTACTTGAAGTCTGAGCACGAAACTCGTTTACGTTTCGATGACTACTTGGAAACTTCAATGATTGAAGCAGTTCCTGCTGAAGCAACAGACGGTGTGAATCCGGATTCCGGAGCTTTAACTGAAGGATTTAAAGGTTCTGAAGGTATCTTCTATTCAGTTCAAACCCGTGGTAACGTATGGTCCGGTGGTAACCCTGTTGCTCTTGCTGACTTTGATGCTGTTATCTCAAGATTGGACAAGCAAGGAGCTATCGAGGAGAATGTTATTTTCCTTGACAGAGACTTTGGATTTGATGTTGACGATATGTTAGCGGCTCAAAACTCTTACGGAGCAGGTGGTACATCTTACGGATTGTTTGACAATGACGAAGAGATGGCACTAAATCTTGGATTCACAGGATTCCGTAGAGGTTATGACTTCTACAAGTCTGATTGGAAATACCTAAACGACCCAACAATGCGAGGTGGTTTGCCTACAGGTGCAGGTTCGGGACAGGTAAATGGATTAATGGTTCCTGCAGGTTCTACATCTGTATATGACCAAATCCTTGGAAAGAACGCAAAGCGTCCATTCCTTCACGTTCGTTACCGAGCTTCAGAAACTGAAGACCGTAGATACAAAACGTGGATTACAGGTTCAGCCGGTGGTGCAATGACATCTTCTTTAGATGCAATGGAAGTTCACTTCCTTTCTGAAAGATGCGTATGTACTATGGGTGCAAACAACTTCTTCATTTTTGAGGACTAAGAGTTGATACAACACAAGGGAGTGTCTTTGACGACACTCCCTTTTTTAAGATTAAATTAAATTCAATACAATGAAAAAAGAAAAACAATACGTTGATAAGACGTACAGATTAATGAGGGATGAAGCACCCCTATCTTTTATGCTTCCCGTCCGAAACTCAAGAAGAAGTCCACTTCTACATTTTGACGAGGACAAAGGAATTAACAGAGCACTTCGCTACGCAGTAAACCAAAAGTCACCTTTTGAAGATGAGCAAGATGGCAATGCTATAGTAGAGCCTATTATTTTTGAAGATGGTATGTTAAGAGTTCCAAGAGCTAACCAAGTTTTGCAAGAGTTTTTACATTATCATCCTTTAAATGGAAAAAGATTTGAAGAGGTAAATGATGAGAAAGATGCTCAAGAGCAAGTTGATAATCTTAATGCGGAAGTCGATGCTTTAGTTGAGGCAAGAAAACTTACCGTAGAGCAACTTGAAACTATGGGTAGAGTTATGATTGGTTCGGGAGCGGCAAACATGACTACTTCTGAGCTTCGTAGAGACATGTTAATCTATGCAAAACGAGACCCAAAGGGATTCATCAGCGCAGTATCAGACCCGCAAATAAAATTGCAATCTAATGTTCAGAGATTTTTTGATGAAAGCTTATTGGGTTTTAGAAATCAAAAGAAAGAAGTATATTTTAATCTTCCCGGAAATAAAAAAAGAATGATGACAATTCCTTTTGGAGAAGACCCGATGTATGTGGTTACATCTTACTTTCAAACCGATGAAGGTGTAGAAATACTTGAGCATCTTGAGAAACATTTGGAAGAATAGTTTTTATATCTTTATTGAAAGAGGGCTTTTAAGAGGCCCTCTTTTTTTTTACTTATCTTTGTGTAAAGAAGATAACGAATGATTAACTCAGTAAGAAATACAGTTCTATCTATACTGAACAAGAACAATTACGGATACATATCTCCATCAGATTTTAATCTATTTGCCAAACAAG